GATAGATTAAGCTATAGTGAAATGGCTGTACCAGAGTTTTTATATCCAAGCAAATGGACTGAAGACTTTTTTGCTTATAGAAAGTACAGAGGTTTAATAGTTGATAAGATTCGTCATTATATGGAAAACTATGACGACTATCTAGTAAGTTTAGATAAACAGCGTACTAAGTTAAACAAAGATTTTTTTAGCGGAGCGGCACTGTATGACGCAATCAAAGAAGGATGATAGTTTTACTATCGATATAAGTGATTTAAAGTTGGACGATATGTTGAATACTACCGATGATAGTGTTACTATTAACTTAGACAACACCTACGGTACAACTACAACGTACTGGGCAGGTGATAGTATGGTAGATACTATCAGTGTCAGCGATGGTACATTTACTATAGACACTAATAGTGTTGACTGGATTAATAGTATTAGTATTAAGGACACACGTATTAGTCCAGAAGAGATTGAACGTATGTGCGAGATTTATCCAGGTTTAGAAAAAGTTTGGCGTAACTTTAAAGCAGTATATGATATGTGCGAAAAAGATTATGAAGGCAAGAAAAAGGCAGGTGAACTAGATGACGACATTCCGTTCTAAATTTCTTAACTTGCTAGACAAGTTAGGACGCAAGCGAGTAATTATGGACCGTTACGAAAACGAGCCTTACTTAACTCGATATTATCTTTTCTTAAAAGACCGCAAATGGTTTCCGTTTAATGTGTTCTTACACAACTTTCACAAAGGAGATTTAGATGATTTACACGATCATCCTTGGCCTTATCTCACTTTTATCCTTAAAGGTGGGTATTGGGAGCATACACCAACTGGCAAACACTGGAGGGCCCCGGGTCACTTCCGCTTTTGTGGCCCTCGCAGCCTTCACCGTATTGAGCTTGAGCCTGGCGTCGATACTTGGACTTTATTTGTTCCCGGGCCAAAATTAAGAGAATGGGGATTTATTCGCAAAGGCGAATGGGTACAACACGAACAGTATCTAAAGGAAAAATATGAGCAATAAAACTACTACTGTATATTGGACTCCGTTGACTTCAGTAGATTCTCAAGAACCTGATTGGAGTATTTTATACGAAGAGCCGCAAAGTTTGTTTGAAAGGAAACTTGAAGAAAAAGTAGATATTGCAGATAAACAAACAAACTTCTTTTATTGTCCTGCGTTTTCTAATTTTGCTAAAAATACATTTGTATTAAAAAATCCTATAAAGGTAGATGTGCCTATTATACAAAATAATTCATTTGCAAAAGTTGAAAGTCTAGTTCCTGTTTATCAAACAAGAGACTCTTGTCTTAAAGATCACACTACAATCAAATATAATATGCAATGGGTGTTTTTTGCTGAAGAGGACGATATTCATATAACAGTTACAGAACCTTACATGGATCAAGCACCTCACTTATTACAAGGACATATTGTTCCAGGTAGATTTAGTGCAAGTAGTTGGTTTAGACCAATTAACTTAGATTATAATTTTTATCCTGGAGTGAAGCAGTACACCGTAGAAGAAGGAGAACCATTAGCATATATTAACTTTGATTCCGATAAACAAGTTAAATTAGTTAAATTTAATTTAACTGAAAAACTTAGAAATCTTGCCCTAACATGTTCTATGGGAGCATCTTGGGAAAAATGGGTTCCTTTAGCAAAAAGATATAGACGCTTTAAAGAGTCTAGATTAAAATCAATTATTCTTAAAGAGATCAAGGAAAACTTGTATGATTAAAAAACATTATTACAGTTGGCAAGATGTAGAACGTGCTTGCCTAAGTCTTGCATTACAAATGTACAACGATAATTGGAAGCCTGATTATATTGTAGGCATTACAAGAGGTGGTAACGTACCTGCTACTATCTTGTCTAATATGTTAAAAATTCGTTGCGAAACATTAAAGGTTAGTTTGCGTGATGATGATAGTGAAAGCGAAAGTAACTGTTGGATGGCTGAAGATGCTTACGGTTATGATGATAAAGATTATTATGATCCTGCAATGGGTCATAATAAAACAAACGCAGACAACCGTAAGAACATTCTTATTGTAGACGACATCAACGATACCGGTGCTACATTTAACTGGATTAAAGAAGATTGGCGTAGTGGATGTTTACCTAATTCAGAAGCATGGAATGATATTTGGGGTAACAATGTTCGCTTTGCAGTTATTACAGAAAATTTAAGTTCAGAATTTGATGGTGTAAGTTACAGTACACACGAAGTTAACAAAGCCGAGGAAGATGTATGGTTAGTATATCCCTGGGAGATTGTAGGAGAATACAATGGCGTTTGAGTGGTTTAAAATGTATAAGCACGAAGAAAACATTGAAAGAGATGTTACGGATCGTGTATATGAATATGTTTGCGATTTCTATAGTGTTGAATCAATTATTGATCTAACTGAAGAACAAATTGATGAAATAGAAAGATTTATGGAAGATAATGTAAACGAATATAATGTTATGTCAGTTGGCTTTAGTAACTTGCTTCATGATTGGGATAGCGAAAATTCATATACAGAGGATGAGTATGAAGATTGATACTCTAACAAAGGCACAAGAAGAGAAAAGAGCACCTTGGACTGAAGTTTTTCTTGACACAAGAGATTTTATAGTATATAATGACATTTATCCTGTAACACTAGGACATATATTAGTTGTTCCAAAAGAGAACACTGTAGAAAATATTCAAAAGTGTTTTAAATTTGCTCAAGAAATGGGCAATATGAATGTAGAAGCAGATACTAATCCTATTACAGGATATAATATAGGTATTAACATGGGAGAAAGTGCAGGACAAACATGCATGTATCCACATGTACATTTAATCTTCCGTCGTGATGGAGACATGGAAGATCCGAGAGGCGGCGTCCGAGGCGTCATTCCATCTAAACAAAAATACTAAAAGGAAAGGAATGTATGGACTTGAAACAAAATCTTATTAATGCGGCAAGGAAACACGCAGAAGCGGAGATTGAATTGCACAAAACCAATATCGACGTTTACATGGAAAAAGTTGTAGGCATTGGTGAACATTCTGATATTGTTGAAACTATTCAGAAAGAACTAGATGCAATGGCAACTGCACACGATAGACTCGAAATGTTGAACAAGTATTTTGATTAATTACTTGACAAACGACCTAAATAAGTGTATACTGTATATAATTGTGCAGTATACACGGCAATCCACTGCCTAAACATCGGAGAAATAAATGAGCAAAGCAGAACAGATTAAAGCCCGTTTGCAAGATGCAAACATTCGCTATTGGGCAGGCGATAATATTTCAGAAGTCTTACAAAAGGGCGACAAAGAAGAACTTATTGAAGATGCTACAGTAGCATTTGAAAGTGTGCTAGACGCACTTGTTATTGATAGACACAACGATCCAAACTCTAAAGGTACAGCAAGACGCCTTGCTAAAATGTATTTTAATGAGATTATGGCGGGACGTTATGATCCTATTCCTAGCGCAACAGCATTTCCAAATGACTCAGACGAACGCTACGAAGGTATGCTAGTTGTACGAAGTGAACTAAAAAGTATGTGTTCACATCATCATCAACCAGTAGTAGGTACTGCATATATTGGGATTATTGCCGCAGATAAATTAATTGGGTTGAGTAAGTATACTCGTATTGCGCAGTGGTGTGCTAGACGTGGTACACTACAAGAAGAACTTGCAAATGAAATTGCAAAACAGATTCGACTAGCAACCAATGCAAAACATTTAGGAGTATATGTACAAGCAACACACGGTTGTTGTGAGAATCGTGGCATTATGGCACATAGTTCACTTACACAGACAACTGTACTGAAAGGTGCATTTAAAGACGATCCAGGTACAAAGAAAGAGTTCTTTGATAATATTAAACTACAACAGGAATTTGCGTGTTAAGATGAAGTTACGTTATTCAGAAGCATTTTATAGTGTACAGGGTGAAGGCAAGTTTGTTGGAGTCCCTAGTGTGTTCTTAAGAACATTTGGTTGTAACTTTCGTTGTATGAACTTTGGGTTGGACCGTAATGAGCCTATGCGTGATGAAAAACAGAAGCAAGGTATCAAACACAATCCCGAAGTTAAAAAATTGTTAGACAACGACATAATTAATACTGTAGAGAAGTTTGAAGACTTACCTATTATACATACAGGCTGTGACACGTATGCAAGTATCTATCCTGAATTTAAAAAATTTATGATGGATAAAACTGTAGACGAAGTGGTTGAACACCTACTAAGTCTAACACCAACCGGCAAGTGGACAATGGACAATGGTCAAGATATTCACTTAATATTAACAGGCGGAGAACCTTTGTTAGGATGGCAAAGACTCTATATTGAACTATTTGAGCATCCTAGGATGCAGGACTTAAAAAATGTTACATTTGAAACAAACACTACACAAACTTTACACGACGATTTCTTCGACTATCTTAGCGATCAAAACAGATTTGAAGTCACTTGGAGTTGTTCCCCAAAACTTTCAGTTAGCGGAGAACCTTGGGATACTGCTATTAAGCCTAGTATTGCTAGGGAGTATAGCCTTGTTGACGGTAGTGACATGTATCTTAAGTTTGTTGTCGCTGATGCTATTGACGTGGAAGAAGTTGGCAAAGCTGTGGACACTTACAGAAACGCCGGGATTCAATGTCCGGTATATTGTATGCCGTTGGGCGGACGCAGTGAAGAATATAATCTCAACGTCCAAGAAATCGCAGAACTATGCATGGAAAAAGGATGGCGTTTCACACCAAGACTCCACATTTCCTTATTCGGAAATGCGTGGGGGACTTGAGAATATGTTTGATCCTGATGACTTTGTTAAAAATGAACAAGAAACAATTAACATAAGACGCGAGAATTCAAAATCAAAAACACTTGAAGAACGTGTCAGGGAGGCTGGAATATGAACTGGGATAAAATAAAAAAGGCTTTAGGTGTTACACCTAAAATTGAAGAAGAAGTAGTTAAAGAAGTTGAAAAGACTACTGAAGAAGTCCGTCGAGAAGCTCTTGAAGCAGAAAAACAAGCGGCTACTAAAGCAGGAGAACCTTGGGTTGCTGTATTAGATACACAAGTTAATAAAGATAATATTAGAAATGGATTCTTTGAACTTGATTGGAATAATGAATTTGTTGAGCAACTTCTTGATGCTGGATACAAAGGAGAAAGTGCAGAACAAATAGTTGACGCATGGTTTAGAACTATTGTTATCCAAATGTTAGAAGAAGATGGGTTAAGTACTGATCGAGACATGGGCTATATTAATGTGGTTCCTATCGATAAAGGTAAAAGTGAAGTATCTTAATGCTTGACAAATATTATGAAAGGCACTATTATTATACTATAAATGATTAAAAGGCAAACAAATGGCAACTTATGTACTAGTTGATACAGCAAATACGTTCTTTAGAGCTCGTCATGTAGTACGCGGCGACTTAGACACTAAAGTAGGTATGGCATTACACATTACTTTAAACAGTATTAAAAAAGCATGGCAAGACTTTAATGCAGATCATGTTGTATTCTGTTTAGAAGGACGCAGTTGGCGTAAAGACTTTTACGAGCCGTACAAGCGTAACCGTCAAGAAACACGTGATGCTATGAGTCCACGTGAAGCAGAAGAAGATAAAGTGTTTTGGGAAATCTTTGACGAGTTTAAAGATTTCGTTAATACAAAGACTAACTGCACTGTAATACAAAATCCTGTACTTGAAGCAGATGATTTGATTGCAGGTTGGGTACAAAATCACCCTAACGACAATCATGTTATTATTAGTACAGATGGTGACTTTGCACAACTAATTGCACCTAATGTAAAACAGTACAATGGCGTTAGTAACACAACTATTACACACGAAGGCTACTTTACAGATAAAGGTACGCCTGTACTTGATAAGAAAACTAAAGAGCCTAAGGCTGCTCCTAATCCACAATTCATGCTGTTTGAAAAATGTATGCGAGGTGACACAAGTGACAATGTTTTCTCCGCTTATCCAGGCGTTAGAACAAAAGGTACTAAGAATAAAGTTGGCTTATTGGAAGCATTCGACGATAAGACCGCGAAAGGTTATAATTGGAATAACCTTATGTTACAGCGTTGGGTTGATCATAACGGTGTTGAGCACCGTGTATTAGATGATTACAATCGTAATGTTACATTATGTGATTTATCTGCACAACCTGCAGAAATTAAAGAGATAATTAATAGCACAATACAAGAAGTATCTCCTAAAGAAATTTCACAAGTAGGAATGCGTCTTATGAAGTTTTGTGCAAAATGGGATATGCAACGTATTGCAGATCAGGCTGCACAATTTGCAGAACCATTACAAGCAAGGTACCCACAATGACAATAAAGACAAAAACAATTTTAAAAGATAAATTTTGGATATTAGAGGACGAAGGTGTTAGGATTGGTACTCTTAGTATTAGTGATGATAAATTTATGTTTAGTGGGCCACAAGGAACAAAGTATTTTAATAGCGAACGTGCCTTAAAGAAAACATTTGGTTCTAATGTTCTTATTAACGAAGTAACTAACACTGTTAATGAAGAAGTAACGGCAGATAAAGAAGTTTATAACTATCCTACAAGTACAACGCCGTTTAATCCATTACTAGATGTTCAACGAAAACTACCATTGTTTACTAAAAGTAATAAGAGTAAAAGTTTATATTGTGCAGGATACTATATTATTCATTTTGACAAAGGATGGGTTAAAAGTTTTTGTCCTAAACTAATTACAGTTGAACGTTATGAATTTAAAGGTCCATTTAAAAATGAAATTGAAATGAGACAAGCACTGAGTAATGCAAATGCAAAATGATCCTCTTAACACTGCTCCTATACAACAGTTTATATCTCAAGTTAAAAGTGCAGATTTGGCTAATGCCAAAGAAGTTAAACTAAGTCTACAACAGGCAAAAAATTTATCTTATACATTAGGTATTGTAATGGCTAGGTTAGAAGGAGACTTAGAAAGATTTGTAAAAGAAAATTCTTCTTCTACAGAAGTAGTTCAAGTACAGTTAGACGGCGGAACTGGCTGGGAATAAACTACGTAGATAACCTAAAAAAAAGATAAATATATGCGTATATAATTTTAAGGAGTGTACGCATATGAGTAGGCCAAAACCCACCGTACTGCTAGAATACATAGATAAAAAAACCTATAGGGCTGAACAAGTACTAGATGCAGAAGCTATCTGGGCAGTATTCTACAACGGCAAGCCTTTCAACCTTAAGAGCTTGAATTCAATAACTAACTATCCAGGACCTAAATATAAAAAGGTTTCGTTTTCTAATCCCGGTCACGCACACAATCTTGCAAAAAAATTAAACGACATGTTTAATACTGGCGAGTTTGCGGTATATAAGTTATCAACAGGTGATTTAGAAACAGAAGAATGAACTGGAAAGAAACATACACTAAGATATTTTTAAACCAATTAGGAAAAACTTCAAACGATATTACAGTAAAAGAGTTTTTGCCTCTTTGGTGGAAAAATACTAGAGAGTCAGGAGGCCTAAGGCTAACTGATTTAGGTTTTGATATCTTAACCGAAATAGAATTAACAACATACGAAGTACCATATCCAAAAGACATGCCAATGACAACACAAGTTGTTATTTTTTTAGATAAGTTTATCGACTGTCCATACTATCTTACCAATAGAGCTATACATGTAACAAGCGAAAAAAAGGCCATGGAATTGCACCTTTTTAGTGGAGACTTACGCAAGTATGGCTTAACCAAGGCTATGAATCGCCAAGAAAAATCAGAATAAAACACCAAAAAGTCTTGACTTTATTCCTAGTGATGCTATACTATATGTATAGTAAGAAATTACTTAGCACTGATGATAGAAAACGAGGAATACACAATGGAAAATGTTGCACTACGCACAACTTCGCCTAACAAAGCAAAATCACGCATTCTACATGCAATTAAAAAGAAACGTCCTATCTTTCTTTGGGGACCTCCAGGTATTGGTAAATCTGAAGTAGTTGAACAGATTACTAACAGCCTTCCTAATTCGCATTTGATTGACATTCGCTTGTCACTTTGGGAACCAACAGATATTAAAGGTATCCCGTATTATGCCGCAAACGATAACAAAATGGTTTGGGCAGAACCTGCAGAACTTCCAAATGCAGAAATGGCAAAACAATACGATAACATTGTATTGTTCTTAGATGAAATGAATTCGGCAGCGCCAGCAGTACAAGCGGCAGCATACCAGCTCATTCTTAACCGTCGTGTAGGACAGTATAAACTTCCAGACAACGTATTCATTGTAGCGGCAGGTAACCGTGACAGTGATAAAGGTGTCACTTATCGTATGCCGGCTCCGTTGGCTAACCGTTTTATTCACTTAGAACTTGCTGTATCATTTGACGATTGGTTTGAATGGGCAGTAAATAATGACATCCACAAAGATGTTGTAGGTTTCCTTACTTTTAGTAAGAAAGACTTATACGACTTTGATCCTAAATCTCCTTCACGTTCATTTGCAACGCCGCGTTCTTGGACTTTTGTTTCAGAACTGCTAGATGACGGAATTGACGAAGAAACAACTACTGATTTGGTTTCTGGTGCAATTGGCGAAGGACTTGCTGTAAAGTTTATGGCACACCGTAAAGTAGCATCAAGTATGCCTAATCCAACTGATATTTTGGAAGGCAAAGTTAAAGAGTTGAAACAGTCAGAAATCAGTGCTATGTATTCCCTTACTGTTTCACTTTGCTACGAACTTAAAGAAGCGTCTGACGCAAACGATAAAAAGTTTGACGACAAAGTTAATAACTTTTTACGCTTCGCAATGGACAATTTTGAAACTGAGCTAGTTGTAATGGGTGTAAAAGTTGCACTAACTCAGTATGCATTGCCCATTGATCCAGACGAAGTGGAATGCTTTGATGAATTCCACGAGCGTTTTGGCAAGTATATTAAGGCAGCACAACAGTCTTAATATGGTGTGTGGGTTAGGGCGATCCCTACAAAATCGCCCATTTTTCTTGACAAATGTCGTAAATACTAGTATACTATATGTATAGTAAATAGCAAGTGAGAGGCACACATGGCAACCGCAAAAGATACTGCAAGTAAACTTAAAAATTGGCAACCTGATCCAAATATTACGCCTGAGCAACTTGAAGAAATGCGTGTCGAAGTTTACGATCGTATTGTTGTAGCCCGTATTGGTTTGCTATTAAGACATCCGTTTTTTGGTAATATGGCAACTCGCTTGCGTATTTTGGCAGCTGATGATTGGTTGCCTACTGCGGCTGTAGACGGTCGCAATTTGTATTACAATACACAATTCTTTAACGCAATGACAAATAAAGAAATTGAGTTTGTTGTTGCACACGAAATTCTACATATGGTATTTGATCACCTTACACGTAGAGAAGATCGTCATCCAATGTTATATAACATTGCCGCAGACTATAAAGTAAACAATTTACTTGTAAGAGATCGTATTGGTGAGAAACCTAAAATTGTAGACTGCTTTCAAGACTTTCAATACGACTCAGATACTTCAGAAGAAATCTACGATAAACTATTTGAAGAAGCAAAACAGCGTGGTAAAGAACTGCAAGAACTTCTTGACGATCTAGACAAAGAAGGTGAAATGCTAGACGAGCACCTTGATGATGCAAACGGTGACGGAGAGTCAAAAGAAGGCGAAGAAGAAAAAGATTCAAACGGTAACAATGTAAGTAAGAAGCGTCCTAAGTACTCTAAAGAAGAACTTAAAAAAATACGTGACGAAATTAAAGAAGGCATGATGACTGCGGCACAAGCGGCAGGTGCTGGCAACACACCTGGTGAAATACAACGCATGATTAAAGAGCTTACAGAGCCTAAAATGAATTGGAGAGAACTTCTCCAACAACAAATTCAATCAACAATACGTAACGACTATACTTTTAGTCGTCCTTCACGTAAAGGCTGGCACAC